TCTATTTTCGATGTTTGTTGAAAACGTTTCGTTATTCTCACAATTTTTAGTTATTATGTCATTTAATAAACATAAAAACAAATTAAAGGGTATTAGTAATGCGGTTGAAGCGACATCTAAAGAAGAAAATATTCATGCTGAATTCGGGTTCGAGTTAGTTAATTTAATTAAAAAAGAAAATCCTGAATGGTGGACACCTCAGTTAGTTGAAGATTTAATTATTGCGACTAAAGAGGCTTACGAGGCTGAGACTGAAGTAGTTAATTGGATTTTTGAAAAAGGTGATTTAGATTTCTTAACTAAAAAACAAACAATGGAGTTCATTAAATATAGATTTAATGTATCTTTGAATTCTATAGGTGTTGACAGTATATTCGAAACTAATGACGCGTTATTAGAGACTACGGAGTGGTTTGATGATGAGATTTTAACGACCAAACATACTGATTTTTTCAATAAAAGAAGTATTAACTATAGTAAGAAACAAAAATCAATAACGTCAAACGACTTATTTTAAAAAGAAACAAAACAATAATAAAACAATAATATGAAAAATAGAAAACCTTTTAATTGGATTAATGAAGAATCAATAACGTTTCTTCGTAGAGGTTATTTAAGTGAAGGTGAAGAACCTTTAGATAGAATAAAAACAATTGCACAACACGCAGAAAAACTTTTAGGTAAAGAAGGGTTTGCTGAAAAATTTTACGACTATATGAGTAAAGGATGGTATTCGTTATCATCACCTGTATGGGCAAATTTTGGTAAAGTTAGAGGTTTACCGGTAAGTTGTTTTGGTTCTAATGTTAGTGATAACATAGAATCAATATTATTTACTCAAGCTGAAGTTGGAGAAATGAGTAAAATGGGTGGTGGTACCTCAGGGTATTTCGGTAATATTAGAGGTCGTGGAGCTAAGATAACTGACAATGGACATGCTCCTGGTGCGGTTCATTTCATGAATTTATTTCAGAGCGTTGTTGATAATATTTCACAAGGGGCGACAAGAAGAGGTCGTTTCTCACCTTACTTACCCGTTGAACATCCAGACATTATGGAGTTCTTAGAGATTGGTACAGAAGGGGCTTCAATTCAAGATTTAACACACGCAGTTACAGTGACTGATAAATTTATGGAAGAAATGATTGCGGGTGACGATGAGAAAAGAAAAATATGGGCAAAAGTAATCCAAAGAAGAGGTGAAATTGGTTACCCATATATTATGTTTCATGACACGATGAATAATAATGCACCTAAAGTTTACCAAGATAAGGGGGCTAAAATTTATAACTCTAATCTTTGTTCTGAGATAGCTCTACATAACTCGGAAGATGAATCATTCGTTTGTGTATTATCTTCAATGAATGTGTTACACTACGATGAGTGGAAAGATACCGATGCTGTTGAAACTATGGTTTATTTCTTAGACGCAGTAGTTACTGAATATTGTAATAAATTAGAGGAATTAAGAGACAATGGTACTAGAGAAGGTAAAATGGCGTTTCTTTATATGGAAAAGGCTTATAACTTCGCTAAGAGACAAAGAGCGCTTGGTTTAGGTGTTTTAGGTTGGCACTCACTATTACAATCAAAAGGGTTAGCTTTTGATACGAGAGAAACCGCTAAACTTAACGTTGAGGTGTTTAAAACTATTAAAGATAAATCATATAAAGCATCAGAGGAGTTAGCTGAAATATTTGGGGAACCCGAATATCTAAAAGGTTATGGTAGACGAAACGTAACACTTAATGCGGTCGCTCCGACTACTTCATCAGCATTTATTCTTGGTCAGGTATCACAATCTATTGAACCTATTTGGTCTAACTGTTATGTTAAGGATGTCGCTAAGATGAAGGTGACTATAAAAAATCCAGTGTTAAAAGAATTATTAGACTCTATGGGTCGAGATAATAAAGAGACTTGGGATAGTATAAAAAAAGGTGATGGGTCAGTACAACACTTAGACTTTCTAAGTGACGAACAAAAAGATGTCTTTAGAACTTTTGCTGAGATTAACCAATCATCGATTATTAATCAGGCGGCAATTAGACAAGATTTTATTGACCAATCACAGTCTTTAAACTTAATGGTATCACCTGAGATGCCGACTAAAGATGTTAATAAATTACTTATTGACTCATGGAAGTTGGGGGTTAAAACTTTATATTACCAACATTCTATGAATTCGGCACAGGCATTTGCAAGGAAAAAGTTAAATCTAAATGATTTACAATGTGTTGCATGTGAAGGTTAAGGAATAAAATAATAGTATTTTATGTGAAAAGGTTGGATTCGTCTAACCTTTTTTCTTTTATATTTAGATAAAATAATCTGTGTTTATATTTATGGAATATGGCGAACGGTAAAACATACGGAGTATTCTTTCCATTCAGGGATAGTTTACAAGGGGACTACCTTAGATTGACTCAATCAACTGATGAGGAGATTAGGGCAGATTTACTACATTTAATATTAACTAGAAAAGGAAGTAGGTATTATTTACCTGATTTTGGTACTCGTATTTATGAGTTTATTTTTGAACCAATGGATGGACCAACATTTGATGCGATAAAAGCCGATGTCCGACAAGCCGTAGATAAGTATATACCTAATTTACAAATAAATGATATTACAATACAACCTTATGTAGAGGCGGAACCTTTACCTGGTGAAATAAACTATGATGAGTTAGGTGGTCAAATTTTTAGAGTGGCTAGTGATAGTGCGGTTGAGTACACCGCAAAGTTAAGAATTGACTATACAATTGTTAGTGGTACATTTTCATCAAAAGATTTCGTGATTATAAATATTTAATAGTATATGGCTAACCGTAAAATTTCATACACAGATAGAGACTTTCAATCCTTAAGACAGGAATTGATAAATTATACTCAACAATATTACCCTGATTTAATAGGTAATTTTAATGACGCATCCATTTATTCAGTGTTTATGGATTTAAATGCTGCGATTGGTGATAACTTACATTACCATATGGACCGTAGTATACAAGAGACGGTACTTCAATATGCTCAACAGAAGTCATCAATATATAATATTGCAAGAACGTATGGTTTAAAAATACCCGGTAATAGACCTTCTATAGCTTTAGTTGATGTATCTATTACAGTACCAGCTTTAGGTGACCAAGAAGACGAGAGATATTTGGGTACTATGAGAGCGGGCTCTCAGTTTATTGGTGGGGGTCAAGTATTTGAAAATCCTAATGATATTGAGTTTAGTTCACAATATAATAGTGAAGGTTACCCGAATCGTACTAAGACGCCAAATTTTGATGCAAATAATCGTTTAATAAATTATACTATGACTAAAAGAGAGGTTGTAGTTAATGGTTTAACTAAAACTTTTAAAAAGGTTATCAATAATAACGATGTTAGACCATTTTTCGAATTCTTTTTACCTGAAAAGAATGTTATTAGTATAACTTCTTTAATACAAAAAGATGGTGTTAACTATCAGTCTCCACCTACATATGATGAATTTATAAGTTCGACTAATAAATGGTATGAAGTCGATGCTTTAGCTGAGTCTAAAATATTTGTTGAAGACCCAACTAAACCTGCTGACCAACCAGGTATTAAAGTTGGGAAGTATATTGAGACTGAAACTCGATTTGTTTCTGAGTATACACCTGAAGGGTATTGTAAGATAAATTTTGGTGGTGGTACTACAACACCTGAAGAACAATTACAAGAATTTACAAGAACAGGTGTTCCATTAAGAATACAAGATTATCAAAATAATATTGGTTTAGGTGTCACTGTTAAGGCAAACACGACATTATTTGTACAATATAGAGTTGGTGGTGGTAAAGCGTCTAATATTGGTGTTGATGTGTTAACTCAATTTGGTACAACATTTTTTGATGTGAACGGACCATCAAGTACAATTAGTCAAAATGTAATTGAAAGTTTAAGAGTTAATAATGTTACAGCAGCAATTGGTGGTGGTGATTTACCGACCACTGAAGAAGTTAGAAATATGGTATCATTTAATTTTGCGGCACAAAAAAGAGCGGTCACAGTTAATGATTATAATTCGTTAGTTAGGACTATGCCGAGTAGATATGGTGCACCAGCTAAGGCGGCAATTACTGAAGAAGATAATAAAATAAAAATTGAAATTCTTTCATACGATACTCAAGGTAAGTTAACAGAATCAGTGTCTAATACATTAAAACAGAATATCGCCAATTATTTATCACATTATCGAATGATAAATGATTATATCTCCATATCAAGTGCGAACGTAGTAGATTTGGAATTTGACTTATCAGTTGTTATGGATTCGACTCAAAATCAAGGACAAATCATCACAAATATTATTAATTCTGTGGATAGTTATTTTTCACCTCAAAGACAACAATTAGGTAGTAATGTTAATGTTTCAGATGTTAGAAGAATCGTTCAGGACATCCCTGGTGTTATTTCATTATCTGACTTAAAGGTTTTTGGAAAAGTTGGGGGTAGGTACTCTAATTCACAGACATCACAAAGATATTCTGATAGTCAAACAAAAGAAATAAAGTTAATTGATGATACAATTTTTGCTCAACCAAATCAGGTGTATCAAATTCGTTTTCCCGATAACGATATCAAAGTAAGAGCTAAGTCACTTAAAAATGTCGACTTCTCTTAAATCTATCCATATACTTTTGACAAAATCAAATTAAAATTAGGATGAATAACTATTTATCTTAAAAACTAATTATGCCGAAATCAATTAGAATAAGAACAGAACCTGGTGTTGATAGAAATATTAATGTTAAAATTGACCAAGATTTTGATTCGTTAGAAATTCTGTCTTTAAAATTAAGACAAGAAGATTTATACACACAGTTTTGTGCCGACTATGGGGTCGTTGTCGGTCGTGTTGTCGCCAATGGAGGGTTAGGTATACCTAACGCTCATATTTCTATTTTTATACCTTTAGATAGTGTGGATGAGTCCGACCCAATAATATCAACATTATATCCTTATAAAACTCCTACTACAAAAAACGAAGACGGTTATAGGTATAATCTTTTACCTTATAAAGATGAATATTACGGTCACAACGCGACAGGTACATTTCCTACTGTAGACGATGTTTTAACACGTAAAGAAGTGCTACAAGTGTATGAAAAGTATTATAAGTATTCTGTAAGGACTAATCAATCGGGTGATTTTATGATTGTTGGTGTACCATTAGGTAACCAAAAATTAGTTATGGATTTAGATTTATCCAATATGGGGGAATTTTCTTTAAGACCATCTGATTTAATAAGAATGGGTAGAGGAGTACCTTCTCAATTCAACGGACAACTATTTAAAGATTCTGAGAATATTGATTCATTACCACAAATACTTAATGAAGTTAAAGATATTGATGTGTCATCATTTTGGGGTCAAGATGACATGTGTGACGTTGGAATTACTAGAGCGGATTTTGACTTGAGTGACCAAGGAATAGAAATAACTCCTCACTCCACTTTTATGGGGTCTATTTTTTCATCTAATGAGAGTGACTATATAAAGTCAAACTGTCGACCCAAAAAAGATACGGGAAATTTATGTGATACAGTTGCGAGTCCTGGTCAAATTTTAGCCATTAGACAAACCATAAATGAAGATGAAAATGGTGACCCTGTTCTTGAACAGTATAGATTAGAAGATGGGGGTAATGTAATCGATAATGATGGTGCATGGTTAATTGATATACCTATGAATCTAAATTATATAACAACTAATGAATTTGGAGAAAGAGTGACTTCTCCAGACCCTACTATTGGTGTGCCTACAGAAGGTAAATATAGATTTAAGGTTAAGTGGCAAAATGAAGCGGGACTTCAATCTCAAATAATGAGAGCCAATTATCTCATTCCAAATATAAAAGAACATTGGGATAATACTCCAGATACAGGTGCTAACTTAGGTAATTTAAATTTTAACAAATCATATTCTTTTTCACTTGATTGGAATGATTACTACGATAAGGATGCGGCAATTAAATGTGAAGATTCGTTTTATATATTTGGATATAATAAAGTTTATACTACCGCGGCACATATTGATAGATTTAAATTTGGATGGAATAGAGCGTCTCACTATGGTATAAAAGAAATTACAGATAGGGCCTGTATGAGCGAAAATAACAGGTTCCCGACTAATGACGGACAAAGAAACTTTGATTTTCTTAATTTTGTTTTTGGGGTTTTAATAAATCTTATGACACCTGTTTTAATAGTTTTATTACCAATAATGCATGTACTGGCACTCATTTATCCTATACTCTATTTTATAATTGAATTTATAAGGAAACTTGTTAATGGTATAATATATACTCTATGTAAGATTATTGACGCAATACCTTTTGTTAATGCTAATTGTAATAAGTCAGTTATACCAGGAATTCCTAAAGAAAATCCATTTAAAGAGTTGACCTTACCTATGATGACTTATCCTGACTGTGAGGCATGTTCATGTGAACCCACCGCAGATATAGTTCCTGAAGGTGAAGAACTTTTAGAGGATTGGGAAGAAACTGCGGTTCAAAATAACTCAGCATTGATTGATTCAAATCAATTACTTACTTATGACCCTGTAAATTGTAGTGAAGGTAGTGATTGTGATGGTAAATGTGCTAGTAATGAGGATAATAGAGCCTTTATTGCTAATTTTAACAGGACAATTTTTGCGGGATGGCAAGGGCCAGGAGTTTCACCTACAGATTTTGATGACGGGTTTGGTAACGGTAATGATGTCCCTAAACCATCTTGGTTTAAATCTCCTTTTTCGGTTGAAAAACGAGGGGGTGATGATGTAAGGGCACCATTTGATATATCATGGCCTCAGGCTATGAATGCGGTTAATCAAAGATTTAGATATTTTGCAACAAGTAGACCAACTAAAATACGAACAACAATTATTAACAACCAATATGGT